ATCGTTAACTATATCTTTTATAGAAATATATTTACTCATAATTATACTTTATCTTGTTCAACCTCTTTAGCTTGAGCGTAGTTTACTAAGTCAGCCTCTCTTATACTTACTCCTAAGTATCCTAGTATCTTTATAACTAGCTCTCCATGACATCTACTAGATATTAAAAAAGCTGCAGAGTTAGAAGAGTCGTAAACAGGTTTTCCTGCTATAGTAACGTAATTCCATGTAGGTTTATTATTGTATAGGTAGTAGTAGCAAGAAACCTCAGTTATAGTGTTTGGGAATACAGAAACCTTTACAGACCCAGTATTTGACGACAAAAGAGCTACTGGAAAATCAAGAGAAGGTTTTACTAAAGAACTTCTTTGTATTTGTCCTACATTTTTTGTTGTTACTACATCTACGGCATGCTGCAGTAAAGCAAAGGTTTTATCTTCGTACTTTTGGGTTTTTGAATTTAATACCGACAAAGTGTAAGTGGTGGCATATAATTGACATACATAGTCAGAAAGAATAGCTCCTTCACCTTTAGTTAAAGTAATTTCACCTTTATATAAAAATGTAAGTATGTCTTGTTCTGCTACAGCAGGTGTTAGACCCTTCTTGTAGTAACCTGCAATCTTTTTAGCCTGCGAGCCTTCCATAACTACCTGGAGTCTCTCGTTGTATAGTTCTAGCTCTGCTTGCTGTGCCATCAAGTTAAACTCAGAAGGAGTTATAAAACCCCTCTGATCCTTGCTAGCAAAGGCTTGCACGAGTCTATATATTTCATCAATTGTCATTATAGTGATATTTATTCAATAGCAAAAATACAAAATAAATTGGTATATAAAAAAAAAGGGAGCACAAAGCCCCCTTTAATTACATATATTACATTAAGTCATTATCCATTAAGAGCTTGAAGTCTTCTCTCTATCTCAGCATAGATCTGTTCTCCTTCTCCTTCAGAGCAGAAGTCTACCATCCTGTCGATAGGTTTAACTCCAATTGCAGGTACACAAATAGTGTTTCCTGAAGACACCCAAGTAATCCCTGTTTTCTTCATAGAAATGATACCTGACTCCTGAGCCATAAGTAATAGCTGCTTCATTTCTGTTCGTGGGTCGTTCATTCCTGCTAAGAAAGCGGTAGGATTTTTTTCTGCCTGAACCTTCATATCCCAGCGAATCTCATCAACACTCTTATCAGTCTTAATACCTAACACTTTAGCGTACCCTATAAGCTCATTTAAAGGCATTTTAAGAGCACTTTGCACAGCGTCCATAACATCGGCCACCTTAGCTATTTTTTGTTGAGCATCTTTTTCGCTATCCTTTTCTTTAAATGTTATAGATTTAGACTTAATCCTATGTGGATTACTACCGTTAGCGTTACAAGTGTCTAAGTATTTTTTAAGTGTAGGGTTTGTGTGATCTACAAAAAGAAAACCATTATTAAAAGCAATAGGTTCTCTCATTCTAACACCCTCTGGTTGATCGTCAGCAAATATAGATGACTCTCCAGGAACGTATCTAATTTTTTTATTTTCCCCTGTTTCAGGATCAAATATAATGTCCTCAGCCTTTAATAAGGAAACTACAGGATATTGAGGCATTTTAGTTCTTGGGTTTTTAGCATTAGTTGCTAAAATATAAACAGAAGCCTTATACTCTTGTCCTTTGTTTGTAAACTGAGGTACAAACTTTTTTTCTGTTAAGGGAGCCTTAGCTTCTACCTTACTAGTTGATGGAGGCACTACAGCCTTCCTTTTGTTTTTCGTAGTCATAATAATTGTCTAAAATTAAATTAAAGTTATAAAAGGAGGGGATTTCTCCCCTCCAGTAATATAGCTAATAGTTCCTTATTAAGCTTGAGCTGCTGCAAGAGCTACTGAAGCTCCAGAAACTCCTGTAATATCAGTAGTCGCATTAACTGCATCATACAAATTAATCAAGTTTGGTGAACCAGCAATTTGTGGAACAGCTATAGCAGCACATATTGCTTCTATAACAGCTTTTTGATTATTAGTTGCAACTGTTAATGTAACAGAGTCTGTTTTATAATCAACATTAGCACCTTCTCCACCACTAAAAGCGTTAAAACGAGGTTTAAATCGTAAAGCTAAAGCAGTGTCAGAGGCAGAACCCATACTAATTAGGTCAGAAACTTTGAATACTGTTGATCCAGCAGTCTCGTCATCATCATTTGCTAATGTAGAGTCTTGTCTTACGTAAAAATACTTTTCCATTTTCTTATGTTTTTATATATTAATAATTATGATTTCTTGAACAATAAGAAACGGTTAGGAGCAAATCCTTCAAAACCACGTTCAGTTCTGTAGTTACAACGTAACTCATCTGTTTCGTTAGTTTTGTTTTGTAGAACTGCAGAACCTGTCAACCAGTGCTCCATCTCACGAGAGTATCCGTTAGCTGCTTTGTATCTCATACGAAGCGAAGGAATCTTCTCACCAGACTTAGCATCTTTTTGCGAATCCATAGGAATACACATACCGAAACCATTGTATTTGAAGCCAGTAGCTCCTAACAAATCAGGACGGTTAAATAGGTCATAAGTCTTCTTGTGGAAAGTGTAACCACCACGAGAGAAAGAGTTAAATCCTAAATTCAACGCCATATCTTTGTTGTTAGCGAAAGTACCATAGTTAGCACCACCTGCTGCGTAAGCACCTTGAGAAGCTAATAAGTCGTCAATATCTAAAGAAAGATCAATACCTGCGTAAAGAGCCATTTCTTTTGATCCTCTAAACTTGTCTAAAGACTTAACAGCAGCGTCAAAGTCAGCCATTGTAATTGCAGAAGAACCAAGATCCATATTTTGACCTTTGTTTTCGATAAACTTTAATAGACCTTCAGTTGGCTTAAGAGCATTACCTGCAGCGTCAGTCGCAGCATCAGTTAACGTACCATCACCAGGGTCACCTACAATCATTGCAAGCTCAGAGTAGTCTAAGAAACGTTGGTAAGTATCAGCCTCACCTTGTAAGTACCATAAGTAACCAGACCCAAACTCAGGAGAGTTAACCTTTACGTAAACAGCATTAGTTGCTTCAGAACCTGAAACGGTAAATGACTCCTTAATAATTTGAGTATTGTTTTGGTATTGGTGAACACGAGGAGTTAAACCTTTTGGTTGTCCTGTTTGTTCAGCATAAATATTCCCAATAATAGAGAATTTTGTATCTGCATCAGCTACAGCTAAAGCACCGTCAGCTACTTGCTTAAGTACAAATGTATCTACAGTAGAAACTGCTTGAACATAGTAAGTAGCACCCGAAGCACCTAAAATCAAGTCTCCTGCACGAAGTGCTGGGTTACCATCATTAGATCCAGAATCTAAAGAGCTAGTGTCTATAGTTAATACACCTGTAGTAATAACAGCCGTAAAAGTATTATGAAGATGAGTTTCTTCATAGTGCTCAAAAGTGTCTGATGTTGTTTCTTTTTTAGAACCTAAAAGTTCCATTAATCCAGTAACACCTTGGTTACCGTATCTTTTAATTAGTTGCTCATCAACATCACGTTTATGTAATGGAATACCATCTGTACGGTCAGCGTTAATTAACGTTGAAGTACCTACATAGTTTGAAGTTGTTGCAACTGCTACATTTGATGGTGTTGCCACCATACCTGAAGCTAAACCTACTGTTGCCATCTTTTTGTATTTTTAAAATGAAAATTAATTTATTTATTTCTTAACCAAGTATTTGTCTTCTCAACATATCGAGAGTTGACTCTTGTTTCTGAGGTGCTGCTTGCCTATCTTGGGCAAACGATGGGTTCTTAATCTCATTAATAACGTTCTCTGTCCCCTTGCTTCTGTACTGATTAGCTACACCTCTAACAATCTTGTCGATGTTATTTAAGATGTACATATCTGTATTAAGAGCGTCAAAGTTCCAGTCACCACCTTCGTTTACATACTTATCAAAGAAGTTTTCTAGATCTGAGTTATAACTCTTAATCTCCTGACGAGCTTCGTCATCTAGATTATAAGTAAACTCTTCACCTTGGTCATTCATAGAGAAAGATAAACCTTCAAGGTCATTAACCTCATTCTCCATTGTAGCTAACCATTCTCCTCTGTCAGCATCAGACATTCCAGAATCCTCTGCTTGCGTTGGCATAGCATAGTCTTCCTTAACCTGATTAAAGTAATCTCTAGCAGCTCTAGCGTCTTTAGTAAGTTGAACCTTACCAGCGTTAGTGTCTCTCGAACTATACTCCTCAGAATCTGTTTTGTATGTCGCAGCAATGTAATCATTTAACTCAGCTTCAGTTAAACTTGGGTTCTCTAGCTTAAGATACTCCTTCATTACAGCGTCATCAGATACGTTGGATAAATCAACCGTCTGAGTGTTTAGGTAATCTTGAACAGTACGACCAGTGTTTTTTACATACTCATTAATAACTTGAAGCTGCTCGCTAGCAAAGTCATTGCTTTCTGTTTCTGCACTAGTGTTGTTAAAATCATCAAATGAATCTATGTCTCGCCCAAGCTTCTCGCTAAGGTAGTTTAAGACAATTTCGTCATCACTTAACTCCTGTACACTTTCTTCAGGTTGACTAGCTTGAGTTTCCTCAACGTTAGTCTCCTCAGTATTTAAAGAACTCTCACCTGTCAAGTCCACAACATTGGATTGCTCTTGTGTTGTGGGTTGCTCTAACTCAACTGATTGGTTTTCATCACCAGTTAAGTCAACAATATTCTGTTGGGTTTGAGGTTGAACAACCTCTCCTCCAAACTGTTTTACTAATTCATCTCTTATATCCATTGTCTTAAATTTAATTACTTATTTTCGCAAATATAAACTTTTTTATTCTAAAGTCAAATTATTTAACTCACTTTATCTTCAGACCCCAAAGGTCCTCTTTGACCATCTCTTTGAGCTATCATCTGAGACTGATTCATCGCAGACTGTTGTTGCACCTCTTTTCTAACACCACCATTAATTGAAGCAGCACCCTCTTTACCTAAGTTACCTAGCTCTATCTCTCTAAGCCTTCTTTGATGTTGAGCTTGCTCAAACTGTTCTTTAAGTTGGTATTCCATTTGCTTTAACTGCATCTCTGCCTGAGCCTTAGCCTGAATGCGAGCTTGTTCTATCTGAACCTCTGCTTGCATTTCTTGTTGCTTAAGCTGTGCAGCCTGTTGTGCAGACTGTTGCTGTAGTTGAGCATTTTGTTCTGAAGCTTTTTGTGCTTGAGCTTGCTGCTCTTCTTGATATTTCTTTCTTCTTAAGATAAGCATCTGATTAGCCATCTTAATATTCTTAACAGAACGTATCATTATAGCATCCTCAAGTCTTAACTCTTTTTGAGCTAAAGAAACCTGAATGTTTTGCTCCATCATCTGCTTCTCTTCCTCGTTAGGTGCAACCTCTAAAGTAATTCCAAACTCGTGAATAGATAACTTCTTCATAAGATCTATAGACTCCATAGAAGTTTCTCCAATAACGTTAGAGTACATACTATGAAGACTCTTAAAGTTTATTAGGTCTTGCATACGAACAGTAACACTCTGAGATACTCTCTTAGTTACATTTAAGTAAGCATCGTTAATATCTCTAGTTGCGTTATTTGACGCTAGAAGAGATAACTTCTGAACACCCACTAAAGCCTCACTAGATGGTTTAGATGCGTCACGAGCTTCGTTAATACCAGTCACGTCACGAATCATTTGCATATTATGATTATATACACCTATAAGAGTACCAAAGTCTCTACCGATACCATTTTCTAATTCTTGTATTGGCATAGCCCCTGTCATCTGACCTTCGTCATCTATACGTCTGTAATAGATGTTACCAGTTTGGTCATAAATCTCTTGAAGCTCCATAGGGGTAAAAGTACCACCATCTCCCTTAGATACATTCTCTAAAGAACCTACCTCAAAAGCAGCACCCTTTGGTCTTGCTTTAGCTAATGTGTGTTGTATCTTAAGGTGAGCTAATTGTATCTGGTCAGCAAATGGAACCATTCTATCAACTAAAGAACGACTCTTCATCTTATATAAGTTAGGCTGATATACAATGTAAGAAAGCCTAGTCTCAGATAAGTTAGACTTAGTTCTAGGCATATCCTTCATTAAACCGTAATTAAATACGTAATCAGAACCTACAATATATTTACCTGTGTACACAACCTTTACTGTAGAGCCAATAGCTTTTCTATTAGTCTTAGAGTTCTTAGGTTGCTTGTAGTTAGATGGCTTCTTGTTTACTGAGTACCCACCCTTTTTGTTGTCTTTCTTTTCGTACTTTAAATCGTGACTTGTCATAAACTCAGCATCTAATATATTTATGCTAAACTTATCGTAGTCATAAGTATTATCTCCATTCTCGTAGTTAGCTGTAGTATCAAAGTAAGTAGGATTGTTATTCTTACCTGCATACTCATTAGCTATCTTAATATAGTCCTCTTCACTAAACTGATCTCCTGCCTGTTGCTTTAAGTCTGCAATAGTCATAGAGTATACCTCACCTGCGTGCTTCATGTTTTTAAAATCAGAAGAAGCAGAGAAAGATGTTATTAAGTTTGAAGGGTCTACATAACGGATGCTAAGACCACTTGTAGGAGATAAATCTGTTTTAGCTGCACATATACCCAAAACAACAAGATCACGTATCATGTATCTTTTTACTTGATCGTAATCGTTTATATTTAAAGTATACTCAATAGCTTTCTCTAATGCTATCTCTACGTTTTGCTTGTAGTTTAATGCCATAAACATATCTACTTCCTCAGAGCTTTGTGCTACAAAACCATTTGGAGCTAAAGGTATTCCAGTCTCATCTTCTAATGTTTCTAAGAAATCCTTAGATAACATATCACCAAGCATCTGTTTTTTCTTCTCTAATCTTTTGTTAGCAGCAATAGGATCTATAGATTCAGCCTTTACATCGTACTCCTGATTTACCATACCGTTAACTATAACGTCAACAAACTTAGGTATAATAGATACAGGGCTCCAGTCTATATTTAAGTAAGAGCTATCACCTTGGACATCTAACAAGTCTTTGTACTTACCTACGTCTTGGTTACCCTCAGCGTAACTTCTATTTCTAGAGTATCTTAACTTTCTGTCTCTAAAGTATACATCACTATTGTTGTGCCACTCGTAGTACATAGTTTTAAAGTACTGTAACCCATAAGCGACTGAAGCCTTCTCCTCATTTGTTGATAAGGGAGATGGGTAACCATACGACTCTTGTTTTTTGTTAAGCATATCTATCTTATTTTTTTACTAAACATCCCCTTATTAGAGTACTTCTTAACTAATGGAGATGAAACTTTTAATTCCTTCTTTGGTTTAATATATTTCTGTGAAGCTAGTAAAGCTAATGATGAAGAAATACTAGCATCGTATTTTGTTCTATTATCTATCTCGAACCTGCTCCAGTCATCAAGTAAAGTATTAAAGTAACACCTTCCCATCTCACCTGTATCAGGAACTATACCCACGTGGTCATATATATAAGTTGCTATAGCTTCTGCCTGAGCATTTATTACAGCAGCTCCAGAACCAGGTATACCCTTTGTCTTTTGCTTTCCTTTACTCCACTCTGTGTGAGTCATCTCTGGTCTATCCATAAGGTACTCATAGTAACCTCTATTTTCAAAGTACTTTAATATACCTACCTTGTTATTCTCAACAAGTATTTGACAACCATAGAATACACACATTTTAATCATGTCCTCGTAAAATATTTCTGCCTTAGGTGGTCTATTAATATACTCACATACAAATTGCATAGACGCATCACTTGACATACTGAACTTGTGAAATACATGAGCAGCAGCGTCAGATCTCCTACCATCTGTGGTTGTGTCGTGGTCATAAGGGTCACAACCTGCGACCAAGTTATCTGACCTTCCTGGAAACTTTTTATTGAATCTTTTCCCAACAACATTTTGATCTTGCAGGTCAGGAACCCAACTAATATCCCACTTACCCTTTCTATGAGGAACCCAAATGACTTCACTGTCTTGAGTACCATGCTTCCATATAAACTCACCTCTTGTAGTTTTTACATCATTTACTTCGTTGTAATCCATCTGTTGATAGATTTTCTCAACGTCAAATATACAACTTTGAGTGTCATTTCTAAATGCTTCCTCTATAGTAAAAGGAAATTGTCTTTTAAATTCTGATAACGATGTGCTATCTCCATTTAAAGCATCCCTTCTGTTTTGTATATAATTCCTTGCACCTACGTCAATTACCATATCATCAACACCCATCACAGGCTTCTCAGGAGTATCTATTACAGATTTACCATACTCGTCTATAAATCCCTCTAGATTATTGTAAGCAGGTATAAACAATTTGTATAGTCCACTTTTAGTCCTACCGTTTAGATCTTTCTCGCTCATATTAGAGTCGTAGAATATATCCTTGTACTCTGAACCACCATCTTGCAACTTGTTAGCAGTAGATCCCATCATACACTTACCTACAATCTTTCTACCTAGTAATAGACAAGTTTGTGTTACATTCCAGTTCTTTTTTATAGAGTTCTGACCAATCCACTTAGCAGCTTCATCATGAACTAGAAGTTTTAACTTCTCACCATCGTAACTGTTATCACCAGTGTTCTTCCAATCTATACTAGAGTTTAACGCTTCAGAGTCCTCTATGTGTTTTTGATTCTTTGTTATCTTCTTAGCAGGCTCTCTAAAAGCCAACTCTACACGAGGGTTACTAGAACCATCCTGTATTGGTTGAAAAAAGAATGGGTAGTTACGATATATACGTACTACCTTGTCAGTAAACATAGTCTTAGCATCTGCACCAGTCTTTGATAATATACCAAACCTACTCTCGTAAGTCATGGTAGATAGGTTGACTGTTTCACTACTAGCCATATAAGAAAAACCACTACGTCTGTTCTTAAGAAAACACATTCCGTAAGAGTTCTTATCTAATTTACACGCTTCCCAAAAAATAAAGAACGTTCTGTTGGCATCTCTGTAATCAGGATACCCTACATCAATCTTACTCCACTGGATGAACATATAGTGTGACCCAGTAATGTACGTAGGAACTCCGTTGTTATAAAACCATAACCCCTCCATTCTACGTCTAAACTCTTCCTCTATGTAATCTACAAAGTCAGAAGCGTTCTCCCTTGTTAAAGCCTTTGGTGGTTGAAGTCTAGTCCACTTCTGCTTTGCTTTGGGTAGGTCGTGGTAAAGTATATCTTTATTATACCTAGGTCTTTTAGGTAAGACAATCTTTAAATTGTCAAACTCCATTACCTCACCATGACTGTCTTCAATTAAATATATCGTATTATTTTCTTGCATACTTTTCTGCAAAAGAACCTTTAAAGTCTTTCTTGTCTTCTATTAAAGAAGAACCATCTTTAATTCTATCCTCTAGGTTTTTAATTCCTAAAAGAATTTCTTGACAGTCTTCAAAGCATTCTCTTTTTGCTTTTATTGCTTGTCTTCTCTTTGCGTCATCTTCCTCTATCAGAGGTTTGCTTATCTCTTCTATAAGAAGGTCTATAGCACCTTTACTAGCCTCTATAAGGCGTTCTAAGGTGGTTAAAGCATAATTCTTATCATTACTCTCCATAGACAGCTAATACATCAATATTACGCATCCTAAGGAGTTTCTGACCATCTATATCCATGTCGTACTCAGAGTTCTCACTCCACGTTACTCTATCGCCTTCTTTCACTCCTTGATCCTTCATCCAATCATTTATAAGAACTGCCTTACCATGAAGCTCTACCTCAGATGCTGAAGTCTCTAAGAATATTCCAGACTCAGATTGCTCTGGCTCTTGCATTTCTTGCTCCATAAAGTTCCATACACCTACAGGTATATACTTATCACCTCTTTTTATAAGGTATATCTGCTCTGCAAAAGCTTGATATATATTTTCCTTATCTATATGCTTTACCTCATTTACTGGGGTTGCAATAAAGTGGTGAAACCAAACCTTATCTCCCTCTTGTATGCCTACATCTTTAGTATCCTTAATAGGAGTTTTATATATAGTACCATACTGTCTTGCTAACCTCATAGGATCGTAAGACGTATCTCTGTACATCTCTTGACCGTTTATAGTTATAGTGTCTTCTGTTTCTTTTTCTACTTCTATCCAGTAGAGATCTTTAATTGGCTTCATTTTCTTTTGTTTTAATTTACTTTACTTCGTAGTCATCTAGGACATCTGTGTTGTACTCTATAGCTGTTGGCTGAGAGAAAAACCTTTTCCAAGGCTTAGAGAACTCCTCTCCATCTTTTTTTATATACACAT